GTAGTGACTACAGTAGCAGGTAATGGAAATGGAATGAGAATGGATGGTATGGGTGTTGAAGCATCTTTTTACTATCCAATCTATTTAGCGTGGCATCCTCGTGATATGATTCTCTATGTACTAGAAGGTGAAGATGAAGATACTGCGATTCGTAATGTAGATGCAGATACAGGAGCAGTTGCAACTATCTATACTGCGCCTGAAGAAGAAGATAATGCCGACGATGAAGAAGAAGATAATGCCGACGATGAAGATGAAGAACTCCCAGAGTTTCTCACACCTCCAGCATCTCCTCCTTCAAAAGACATTGAAATCGGATCACGTGATGGAATTGCATATGAAGAAATTGAAGAAGGTTCAGTTGTAGGACAGATTGTGGGTGAAGGAGGAACGATTGCTACAAATAGTTATTACTTTCGTGATTCATTGATAAATTTACTGGAAGATTCATTGAAAAGAAGAGAAAAGGACGGAGGACCATTAATGTTCTTAGATCCAACTACTCGTAAAAAGATTGTAGATGTAAAGTGGTATAAAGCTCACTTAGTTCCTGAAGGAACATTAGGTGGTCGTAAAAAGACCCGTAAGTCCAAGAAGTCCAAGCGTAAGACACTGCGTAAAAAACGAACCCAGATTCGTAAATCAAAGAAATCTCAAAAGAAAACACAATGAGTTCACATCAATGTTCCGCATGTCGTATGTTTATTTACGACACTCTGAGCGTTCCAATTTCAAGAGACGAACTGTATTATGGATATTACAATCTGAAATGTATACCTGCTATGATTCCCGAACTAGTTCCAGAATTTCAAAGACTTGTCTCTAACCATCGTTTTGATTTGGGACAAGTTCCGTTAAGAAAACATACAACGTACATTGCGATACGACTGATTGAAGAAGGATTAGTGAAACGAAAGGGTATTTCGTATCATGGACAAATCTCCAATGGAAAACCATTGATGATGGCTCTTCAATGGATCTATTATTATTTTGACAAACTCAAACATCTCAAAGCAATTCATGAAAGTCATTCGGGTGGATACAAAGAATCCCCTCTTGCTCCCTTACCTGTTCATATTCTTCTCAGATACGAAGACGCTGGATTTGTCTCGATTAAAGACAAGGGTCTTTAAAGAAGTATGCAGTTTCTTCAACCTAGATATCTTTTTGAACCTCCTGCATGGTTCTATCCTCGCATCTTGGTTGGAGCAGGTGAAATGCTTACGCCTGCATTTTGTTCGAAATATAAAATTACACACGTTATCAATTGCGCATTTCCAGAAGATTCACCTGCTTGGTTTAGAACGCAAAACCCTACACGTTACGTTGGACTGAGTGCAGAAGATTCAATGACTGTGAATATTCTCACATGGTATCCTGCATTTGAACAAGCATTATCTACCTTTTTACGTGAACCCAACTCCAATACAGTCTTTGTCCACTGTCAATGCGGTATTAATCGTTCTGCGTTCTTGGCGCTGACCTATATTACGACTCATTTTTCAATGCCGTATGATTCTACCTTCGCACTCTTAAAAAAGCAACGACCTTGTATGTTTACAAATCCAGTCTTCAGGAAGCAGACAGAAACACTTGTAAATGGATGTGTTCCGAATTCGTAAAACGAGAGAGGTGGGAAGTACAGGTTCGTCAATGGGAACTTTAGATTCAATTCATCAAGACCAAGTTCGGGGATTACATACTTCGGATATACAACGGGATGAATTGACTCTTAAACTTAAGACATTACAACAACAACGCGAAACATTGAGTAATTCAACTGAACTCACTGAGATCGTTAAGTGTTCGCAAATTGATAGACAAATTCAAGAAGTTGAAGATGAATTGTCCAAGACGAATCCAGTGGAAGAATATTATATGAAAAACGTAGACATCTTGCTAGACTATTACGGAAAGGAAACCTCAAGTGTTACACAATCTACTCCTCTTCCTAAAGACGCACACACATTCATGAAATTCTTTTCAGCAAATACACCTGCAGTGGATACAGGATTATCTAAGAAACAGATCTTTGATGAATATGTGACTCGTATGAAACTAAGTAATGGTCCAGAAGCAACACAATTATTGACCGAACACTGTCCTGCGTGTAATGTAGCACGTGAAGAAATCAGTTCAGAAGGTATTTTAGTCTGTCCATCTTGTGGTTCTGAAGAGTATGCGTTAGTTGTTTCAGATTTTCCAAGTTTCCGTGATCCACCCAAAGACCGAAACAATTACGCATACAAAAAGATCAACCATCTCAATGAGATTCTGAACCAGTTCCAAGCAAAGGAATCCACTATTATTCCCGAAGAAGTGATGAATGAAGTCATTCTTGAAATCAAGAAACGTAGGATTGATAATATTGCTGATATGTCTGAAGAAGACATACGTCAGATTCTAAAAAAGTTAGGACGATCCAAGTATTACGAACACCGAGCGCATATTTTGAGTCGTCTGAACGGTAATCCTCCACCAACCATTACCCCTGAAATTGAGGAAAAGGTTCGTGCAATGTTCCAGGAAATCCAAGCGCCTTTTTTGTTGTATTGTCCGAATGACCGAACGAACTTTCTGTCGTATTCCTACATTTTATACAAGTTCTTTGAGTTGCTGGACTTAGATGAGTACAAAGTGTTCTTTCCATTGTTGAAATCACGCGACCGATTGATTGCTCATGACACAATCTGGGCAAAGATCTGTGATTACCTGAACTGGGAATTTATTCGGAGCGTATAACAAATGAATAGCACAACAACGTATGAAGTAGTTGGAGACTTTCTAAAAGTTTTTGAAGCAGGAGGTGTACAAGATGTTAAAACTACATTCAACTATATTAAGAATGGAAATATAGAAATAATAGGACCTACTTATACCCCAAAAACAATAACTATACTTAGTTCTGGTAGTAAAATAGTTATAGATGGTTCTGGAATTGATCGTTTTAACAAACGCGTTTTTAAGTATGTTCCAGATTTGAGAGGATTTGTTCGAAATCTAATGGGAGTTATAGATCCTTTTGCAATAATCAAAATTCCTAAAGGTCAGATGGATGTTGTTACAATGGAAGAAATCAAAGATGGAACACTAATGGTTGATTTCCACGATGAACGTGAAAAGTATCATCGTTATTACACTGAAGATACTTATAGAAAATTGAACAATAATAAGAATCCATTTAACGATAGAGTTATTGAAAACGCCGATGTCAAATATTATATTGCAGAACTAGATGCATCACTTCCAGTTCAAGAAGCAGGTCGTAGAAAACGTACTCGTAGAAACAAGACCATTCGTATGAAGAAGAGTGATTATTTGCGAGAACACCATCATCTATTTAAGGTGCTCAGTCGTCCTACTCGTAAGGTTCTTGCTAGAGAATTGAAGATTCAGAAGAAAGAACTAAAAGAAAGAGGGTTTAAGGGTTAAAACTCTTCACACATATAAATAAATGCCCACTTTAGAAGTTCAACTTGAAAAGGCAGAGAAGGCTTTGAAGGCTTTGAGGGCGGAAAGGGATGAGAAGCTGAAAAGCCCGACTGAAGGCAACAAGTATGCTGTTGCAGCGTTTATAAAAAAAGACCCAAAATTAAGAGACTACAGGGGTATCCATCTTAAGATCGAAGCCGCAAATGCAAAAGTAAGACACTTGCAGGACAGACTACATAACAAGCAACAAGGCGGTCGAACTCGTCGTGCACGAGGCTCTAAGAAAACTCGCCGAAATCTTTAATCACGATCGCTCGGTAAACTCATAAGACCGTAGAGTACACCGAAAAAGACTATTGAATGAAGAATGAAACCAAACGCTGTAGGGCATCCATTGATTGCAACACCTGGAATCAATGAATTCACAAACTTGAATGTAACTGGGTTCGCCACAAGGAAAAAGGCGAGAGTGGAATACAACGAATACTTGAACTTCAATCCTTCAGACTTGACTCCCATTTATTTTTAACGTAGTAAAGTAAATGGCTAGTAGTTGGATTGGTAAAAAAGTAACTGTATACAATGGTTTAGTCAACTCAATACATGATGTTCAACAAAGAGGACTTCAACCTGTAACAACAGGAACATTAACCACTGTAGATTATGACGGTAACTACGGAACTGTCAATGGAACACAATATCTTATGCAAAATATGCTTCTTGCGAGTGGAGGTCGCAAAAGGACCCGTAAAGGACGAAAAAGTCGCAAATCCACTAAGAGTCGTCGTCGTTATTAAGTATCCACTTTAACCACTGGTTTAACTTCAGGTTCTGTCAATGGAATGACTTCAAGGGTCTTTTCAACTTCTATCATGGACGCTTTTACACGAATCATATCTTTTTCACACTCTTCCCACTTACCCCAGCCATACGAAATCGTCTGACTGTGTTGATTGTGATAATAGAAGGTCAAGAAGGGTTGACCTAAGCAAGTAGTACTCATACTAACATTTGCAAGGGACGGAATATGAATGACTTGTTGATGAATACGAACAAAGCGAGGCATTTTAACTATGACTACGATTTGTTTGAGTGTATGTAATCCATTTTAGAATATTTCAAACGAAGTTACGACTGCTACGTTGGCTTCCTTACCTGCTATAGACCATGTGTCCCAGTTGTGAATCTGTAGAACTTCATCACCACCAATCTTGTGAAAGGCATCTTGTGCATGTTCAGGACAGCACGTGTAGACAATCCAGGGTCCATCCTCTTCAATGTACGGAAACTCATTGAGAATATCCAGTGCCCAATGATCACCGACTTCGGTAACTTTGCCTGACTCGGTATACCTAAACTTACGTGAACACGTGACATATCCAAGGACACTGTCGCTAGGATTTTCAAGTAGTTCCTCTTCAAGTGAATCCTTATCACCCTCAGAATAGGGTAAAATTGTGAACCCAAGATCGTTGCCTCTGCAAATAAGTTTAGCCATGTTGTATACTGATTCTACAACGCTATACGTGTAATCGGTTTTACTCTAAAAAATGGATCTAGTTATTTCAATAATTTCAAACTTAGGTCAAAATGAGTTACAACGATAAAATTGAGTTAGTCGCTACTGAAATGGTTAAGTTTGCTAAAAGGAAGATTGAAATGGAGTTTGATGGTACTCTTAGAAG